ATACTTTCTCGACCATCTACAGTTTCGAGGATGTTGCGCATCGTCCCCTCAATTTCACCTGTTTCAAAGTCGAATTGAGTTTTAGTGATAAATTCTTCACGGCCATCTTCTAATAACGTCACTCTGCGTGTTACTTCTTCTAAGTTCTGAATTTTATCTTCAGGATTGTGTAACCATTGTTTATTATCTGATTGAGTTAAATACGGTTTTTTGATGCGGTATTCACTCAGCCCCAGTTCGTTACTCCGGTAGTCCCCACCAATTTGAATGTCGCCATGTATACTCCTCGGCATCGTGAAGGTAATATAGTACCTTCTGTAAGAGGAACTGAAATGAATTACATCAGCATTTGTTTTATCAGCGTTTGGAGATAACCAAAAATTCCCCTTTGAATCTTCAGGGTCTCTATTGATAATCCAAATATAGTCCATTGACTTATGCCGGTAAGTTTGCGCTTCAAAAGTCAGCGTATATGTTTCTCCAACTTCAAAATAAAACGGCTGTTTACTCCTAATTACCCTTTGGGCGCTCTCGATACTTGATGACGCTTTATAAAATCGGTCGCCATTTTCGTCGGCCTCAAGCGTACCGTTAATCGCTTCCCAAAAATCACTATCCAAAGATTGCGTTTCTCGGAGTAAGTTGTAATGCCATGTATTGATAGAGTTGATTCGCTCCTCGAACAACATACGCTCGTTATACAGCATTTCATTCAAGCCGATATTCCTGTCACTGCCAAGGAAATCATCAATATCCAACACGGACGATTGTAAATCGTCAATCATGCCTTGATGGCTACTGGTCGCTGATTCCAAATTCGACTGTACCGCATCCGCTTTTTCAGCCGCTTGTTGTTCGGCGTACTCACGCGTATTCTGCACATCGGCGTTGAAATCCATTTCCATCTCTTCACGTGTGGAATCAATAACCCCCGTGATTTCTGTTTCGATGCGATTGTAGTCCTCGTCCGCCTTGCGGTAGATTTCAGCCACTTCTGCATCGAATGTGTCCGTCCAATCATTACGCGTTGTGGTAATGAGAGCTTCCATACGCTCCTCAGCGGCTTGTATTTCGGCGTGTGCGTCGATTAAAGCCTGTTCGAAGTCTTCACGCATCTGATTTACTTCGCCGTCGAATCGATCATTAAACTGTTCTTTCAACTGTTGGATTCGACTTGAAGTTTCTCGTTTGTATTGATTGTTATTTTCTCTTGTTTTTCGTTGCACTTTAGACTCTTTAAAATGTGCATAATCGCCGAGTTCAACATCCGCATTTTCTGCGTCAAGTAAATCGACCATCAGCTTATGAATCCGTGCGTTAAAGTATACGTCGTACTCTCTGCGAATAATCAGTACACCATCGCCCATACCTACATCACCCAAATCGACCACTGACGCTTCAAATAACATCTTCGGACGGGATTGTTCCAGATAGGCTTCATACGTCGCATTAGCCAGTTCTGATGCAATCTCAATATCCTCAAACACAACGCGCCCAAACTTCGGAGAGCCGTCATCTTTGCCGTATTGCGCGGTTACATTTGGATTCTCCATGTATAGCTGACCAGCCGGACTGACTACGCCGTTGCGACTGAAATTCACACTACTGAAGTTTATCCGTCTGCCGTAACCGTCGCCGACTTCCTCACCTTTCCCGTGGCCATACAACGCAGTCACAATTTCGCTGTAATCGACTTCATATTTCAGATTAATCACCCGACTGCCAAACGGAACTCTAATCGGTGTATCTTCCCCGATTCTGTTCGCCACATGCAGTTGGAAACCGTTGATTTTTTGACCGTCGAATAATATTTTCGGCTCATACTCGATGCCCACATTTTCAGTCAAGTCATTCAAAACTTCCATCGGTGGCACCCAGTAATATGTTTCGGAATGTAGCTTAGATGTGTCCGTCATGACCGTCTGCCATCGTGTGTTGGCTGATATAGTCTGATTGAGGATATACAGTGCATCCCGATTTACCGGTCTGACATCACGTATATAATCGCCGTACAGCATATCCTCAAAGAAGATGTGACGACCAGTGATTCTGACCAGCTCGTTCTCATGCTCGTGTTCCACACGTTTTATTTTATGAAGGTAATAATTATCTTTGTAGTAGTAACCGAAGTAATCCACATCGTTGATAAACGCTTCCGTATAGCTTAAATCGGTCTCTACAGTACCCAGTATCAATCCGTTCAATTCGTGCTCGTGTACGGCGGATATGACGTTTTTAGAAGTGGCCACCTTGACCATATTCAATTCATTATCGAAAAAATAAATCATAGCAGCAACTCCTTATATGTCAGCTTAGCGCTTGCCGTATCATTGGCATTCGTCAACACGACCACATCGCCATTCTTGATTTTAAAGTCCTCGAATGCTGAATCAATCCTGAGTAAATTCAATCTATCCACACCGCTGTTTGTTTCGTAAATCGTTTCATTTTCGATGTCGATTGTGATGTTGGATGGTAGGTTGCCGGATAGTCTGATACCTTCTGACTCCGTCTCCCCATTCGGAAGCAACCTCGACCTCTTTACTTGCACATCATCACCACTTAAGCCCGTCAACTCAATTAATGGCACGGTCGGTATCTGTGTGCGCGTGCTGATCGTGACGCGTTTGTTGGATGTCGTTTGTGTGCGTTCGGTGTCGTAGAATTTATGGCTGTATTCTGATACAAACTCGGCTTCCGCTTCGTGAAATACATTAATTTTATTCGGCAACATATATGGCCCATTAAAACGACCAATAAAATGCCAGTCGCTATCTTTCACTTTAAATTTCTTTGGACCATCGCTATAAAACATTTGATTCACACGGTTCATCACTTCATCTCGTGTTAATTTATTTCTGTCATTTAAAATAGTTATCGGCACAGCAAAAGAAAAAGGCACTCGTGTTGAGCGCCTCTCTCGTCTTCTGTTTGAATGTTCCGATTCGTAGTATTGCACTTGTTCACTCATAGAGGGAAACTCAAATCCATCTCGTATGAGTATCAATCTGTCTTGTTTGCCGTCAAAAGAGAAGTTCATCATTTCCCTCCTAAATTAATATTGTGCGGTCATCATTAAATCTATTTTGCTTTTTATTTAAGTCATTAATATTTATTTCAGGTTGATAATCTTTATTTTCAATCGCTTTATTACTTGTAACCAGTTGTGTGAGTAAATCAATCTGTTGTTGCATCTTCATCATCATTTCTTCATGGTTCTTATTACCCCCTGTCGGGTTCGGCAACTCTTTCGTCTGCTTACTCTTGCCTGCCAGCTCCTTACCTGCCAGAGCGATTAATTTCATCGCTTCAGTTGGCTCATTCGGGTTAATGACGTACTCGCCACCGTGAAGGTTAAACAGACCGTCAGTGAGTATCTTGCCACCTTTTAGATGACCTTTAATCATTTTGAGTGGGTTTTTCGTGTTCTTATTTTGTAGGAATCTCGTTTTCGGTTCTTCATGTTGCCAGTGGACGTGTGGGCCGGTTGTGTATTCACCGGTATTCCCTGATTTACCCACACTATCGCCAACACCGACAGAGCCTGTTTTTACGCTGTTCATGTGCAGGAAGTATTGTGATGCGTTACCGCCTTGCAACCTTGCGACGTTACCACCGCCAACATCACTTTGCTTTTTAACCTTACCGGCAAATGGAGCAGTTATGTTAACCCCGACCGGCGTGGCGTAGTCAATACCGTAGTGTCTACCACCATTAAATGATGTTGGGTAGCCAGGAACTGGCTTATTCGGACTATACGGTGTGGTCATTTTATAATCCATCCACTTTTGCTTTTTACCGACAGAGGACTCAGAGAATTTATCCTTAATCCATCCGAACATGCCATCCTTAATTGTGTTCCAAGCACCCTTCACCATATTTAAAGCAAAACCGCTCATGTCGCCGAAGTTTTCTCCGACCGCACTGATTAGGTCATCGAATATCTTTTTAGGATTGGTGATGTAATCGACAGCTTTACTTGCGATGTTCTTAATCTTGCCCCATAGCCCAGTACCTTCAGAGAATTTAGGCAACATATCGATCATAGACTCTGTTTCTTTGTTGCTGAATATCGTCGTGCCCTTTGGTGCGAATATTGTGGCATCGTTGTCGTACAGACCGACTTTGCCGTTCGGATAGTGAACGAGTTCACGTGTGCCTTTGCCATTTCCTTTACCTTTATCGCCTACAGTAGCGAGTGTATCCATCGCAATCTTGCCGTTTTTAGTCAGCTTACCGGACGGAGACCCTTGTCCTGTACCAGTGGAGAACGTCGGTACTTTCCACTCTTTAATCTTGGTGTCAATACCAATTTTAGCTGTAACAGAGTTCAGTCCGCCAATCACACCGTTTACAACAGCCCCGAGTTTTTCAGTCATCTTATTACCAAGAGACTTAATGCCGTCTACCGCTTTCGATGCGCCGTTTTTAATGGCATCTCCGAGTTTACCTGGAAGTTCTTTCGCGCCGTCTACCATGTTTTGGAATGTGTCTGAAGCGTATGTTTTCACATCGTCAAATAATCCCGAAGCACCGTTATAGAGTTTCTGTACACCTTCAATTGCGCCGTCTTTCATATCTACGAAGTAATTGACTACATCGTTTTTCAAGTTGGTGACTGTGGTCGTAACTTTGCTCCACATATCAGAGAACCATTTCGTTATTGAATTATAGGTGTCCCTTATTTTCTGAATTGAATTGTTTTTCAACTCGTTAAAACGTTTGACTACATCATTCTTGATATTTCTCGCCTTGGTGGTTACATTACTCCACATATTTTGGAACCAAGACGTGACCGAATTGTATGCGGCTCTCACTTTGTTGATTGCGCCATCTTTTAATTCGTTGAATCTATTAACGACGCCAGTCTTAATGTCCCGCGCTTTATTCGTAACATTTGTCCACATATCAGAGAACCATCGTTTAGCTCCGCTAAAAAGCTTTCCAAATAACTTTAAAGCATTATCCTTCATGTTCCCGAAGAACTCAGTGACACGATCTTTAATAGATAGCGCGGTCGATTTCAGTACCTCTCCAAATCGAGACCAGTCTCCTTCAATAATTGCTGAGACTGCAGATATAATACCTTTAATCAGATCCATTGCAATGCCAATAGTCAGTTTAATTTTTTCCCATACTGTTTCTACTAAAAATAGGATTGTTGGCCATAAAGCATTCCAAATACCTTTGACGATAGGGGCAAAAGTTTCAAATAATCCGATGACAAAATTGAGTCCGAATTTAGCTACCCGACGTATACCACGCATCATATTTTCAAAGAATGTACCAATGGCACTGAGTATCATTTCACCGTCAGAATCCCACCAAACCTTGATTCCATTGAACTGTTTGATGAAAAATTGAGAAATTCCACTTAGTGCATTCACCACATTTTCTTTCATGATTTCAAAAGTTTCTTTAATTCTATTTACGGCGCCTGTTATCATGCTGATCTGATTTTCATTTAGGCCCAACGATTTCAATAAATCGATGCCACCATCATCGCCTTTGAATAATGCAAAAATCCCTTTAAAGGCAGTTATAAAATTATCTTTGAAAGTCAGTACGCTTTCCCAGGCATCCAAGAATCTATCTTTTAACCCTGTAATGAAGTTCCTAAACGTTTCAGACTTGTTGTATGCGATGACAAAACCTGCGCCGAGTGCCGCTATCGCAGCAATCGTTAAGGTAACGGGACTTGTGAGTGCGCCGAATAACGGAGTGAGCCATTTAAGCAGACCGCCTGCCTTAGCAATCGAAGTCATGACAGGGCCTAGTACGGTCATTAAACCGCCAATCACGCTGATGACTTTACCGACCACAAGCAGTATTGGACCAAAAGCCAACGCCAATCCTGCGATGATCGGGATGATTTTCTGCATCGTGCCACTCAAATCATTCCACCAGTTGATGACTGATTTCACACTCTCGACTGCGCCGTTGAATGCGTTCATGATTTTTTCACGAATCATCGGCATATTGTCACGTATCCAGTCTAACATTTTCTGGAAGTGTGGCATGAGGTCTAAGCCTATTTGCATTGCCACAGCACCCATTGACCGTTTTATTTGGTCTTGTGCATCCTGAAATTCTTCAGCGGCGTTCATCTGGTCTTCACTCATGACAAGCCCGAGTTCTTGAGCCTTCTCTTTCGCTTCTTCGATGGATAGTGACCCATCATTTAATGCAGGCATCAGATCCCGAGACATCTTAGTGCCGAATAATTCAGAAGCCAGGGCTGCCTTCTCGCTCTCGTTTTCCATCTCAGAGAGCGTTTGTATGGATGTGGCCATCGCGTCTTCTGTGGTGATGGTTCCATCTTCCACGCCTTGCAGGTCTACACCTAAACGTTCCAAAGCGTTTGCATACTTCTCATTACCTTCAACCGCTAGTCCTAGACGTTGGTTTAGTCGTCCGACTGCCTTCTCCATGTTCTCTTGGCTTAGACCGTTCTGTGATGCCCAGAAGTCCATTTCTTGATAGAAGTCTGTGGATGTCCCAATCTTTTCGGCACCTTTAGCGATACCGTCAGCGGTTTCAGTGGCTTTATTCGTCAGAGCAAGCAATCCTGCCCCTGCACCAACTGCACCGCCCACTATGGCAGCACTGGCAGCCGTGAAGATACCGCCGACTTTCTGCATCCCACCGCCGACTTTCTGGAACTTCTCACCGTTGGCTTGCAGGGCTTCTCCCGTTTTATTCCATCGGCTGTTAGATATCCGTTGCTGTTCTTCGAGTTCCTTCAATTCTGCTGTCGTCTGCTCTACGGCACGGCCGAGTTTGTTCATCTCGTCCACTTGCTTGTTATACTCATTGCGTAGATTCTGGGCTTCTTGGGAGTTGCCTTTGCCTGCGTCTTCAAGTTTGTCGAGTTCACGCTTCAAGCCGTTTACATTGTCTTTCTGCATCTTGTAGGCATCATTGAGTTGGTTGAGGTTCTTCTTGTAGTTGTCCACACTCTTGGTGTCGAACTTTAAGTTGTTCAAGTTCGTCTGCGCCGATCGTTTGACTTCCCGAAAAGAGTTCTTAATCTGATTCATGCTGCGCTCTATCCCGGTTGAATCCATATCTAAGCCGATTGACAATCCACTGATTCTTTCTGCGATAACAATTACCTCCTTTCTTCGAAGTGTTTACATGAATGCATCGAGCATGGATTCCGTCTTTTCGACTTCCGCTTCTTTTTCATCGTTCATGATGCGTATCATGTCGAATATGTCTGCGTTGTCGATTTCCGGCATCTTCCATCCTTGTTCTAAAAGTTGTCGATAAACTTTATCCATGTATTCGAGTTGCTTCTTGTATGTGAAGTCTTCGGGCTTTAGGCTTTCTTCGCCCCGGTAGACTTCCCCGAAGCACCATTATCACGAGTAAGGATGCTTGAAATTTGCTCGGAAAGTTCCTCGAACAGTTCACGGGAATCAAGACCATCCTCCAGTTCTGATGCGGAGAATTGATTCTCGTAACCGTACTCGGCAACATATTGAAGCATTTCATCGAGCAGTTCATCATCCGGCACATTGCCGTCCAGGTTGTCCATCTTTGTACCAAGTTTCAGACCAACACGGGCTGCGCTCCCTTTGATGAATGCGGGCTGATGATATGTTTTCTTTTCACCTGTTTTATGGTCGATTACCAGTTCAATTTTCTTTGTCATGTAAAAAATCTCCTCTCAATTTTCAAATAAAAAAGGGCAGATATTATCTGCCCGTGTTTAAAATACTATGCTTCTGGTTCTGCGTCAGGGTGCGTCTCACCGAATACTGCATTGTAGATGAAGTCACGCATTACAGTGCTTCCTGCTTCATCGTGACCTAAAATCATTGTTTGTTCTTCATCGAATCCGTCCACAGGCGCTTGCATGAACTCACCTGTTGACTGATCTTGACTGAACTCCACAGAATCCTGCTTCGTTGTACCTGTGACTTCAGGGAATGTGAACTTACCGCGTGGCAGTCCCACATATTCCGCTGAGCCGTCTTCCATTGTTTTAGTAAACATTACAGCCACATCTGGTGGTGTATTGTTACCGACCGCTACAGCGCCGTTCTCATGCGTTTCTAAACCAAAGATAGCCGCTCTATCTTCAATCGGTAGTTTGTGGAATGTCGCTGATAATTCAACCGTTCCGTTTGTTACCGCCATCTCTGCGACAACGTTATCCCCGTACGCTTTCTCGATGGACTGTTCTTTTGATACTGAAATCTCTTGTAGATATTCTACACGTTCAACTTCTGCAACTTCTGTGCCATCAGCTTTGTAATGGAAGCCTGTTAAACCTGTAAATGATTTATAATTCTTTGCCATTTTACTCACTCCTAGTTAATTTTTTCATTATAAAAAGCACCCTCATATCGGGATGCTCTGCGGTAAATCTTATAGTCTTTGTCGTATTCCGGCTTTGAGTTCGATGTGTTGTACATCCCCAACTCATCCCAGATAATCTGTTTAATATGGTCGTTCAATGTCTTGCATAATACCCTTGCGTTCATGCCGGTTTGTGCCACTGTATAGACATTCACTTCCACAAGATAGCTGTTTGCCATCGGATCGTTGTCTGCATATTCCATCGGGAGTGCATCGTCCGGCTCATCTATCACAATGTAGGGAGATAAGAGAGATGCAATCTCGGGATATGTGTAGTATTTAATGTCACGGTTGACATCCACGGTGGACTGTACGAAGTCATCAGATGCCAATACGTTGTATACTGCCGTCATAATGTCCATCACTGCATCGCCCTCTCTATCTCTTGTCTGATGGTGCGCCGGTACTCTGCCAATCCCTGTCTCAACGCCCGCTCAATCGCACCCTTACCGCCTGGGTTTGGGTTCTTGATTGTGCCGAACTCGTTCAAGTGGATGATTGTGTGCCGTTTTTTCGGTCCCGACCAGTAGATGAGGATGGTTCGCTTACCATTTAAGGTCATCGGCTTGCCGATTGTGATTTCATCTTTGGATGCGCCCGTGTCAGCAAAAGATTCAAAGTTCTTTTCGAGCTCCTTCTTAATGACTTTTGCGCCATTGTTCAAGGCTCTATCCTCCATCGCTTGTATGGCGTCTTTGCTGAAGCGTCTGTCGAGTTCACGGTTTAAGGCGTCCTCGCCGTCGATGCGTACATTCAACTTAGCCATACGCTTCACCGATGACTTTGACAAACCCATCTTCTGATGTGTCGGGAGCGACATCCACCACGTTGTACTTGTGCGGGTAGTTGTGATGGTTGATTTCAAACTTGTGCGCCGTCTGAGGGAGGTATGCGCCGTAGGTGTCTCTAATCTTCATCGTCACCATGTTTCGTGCACTGATTGTGCTGTTCCGTTCGATATCTTTCATCGAGGATTCATACACATCAGCCATGCACTGGTGCAGCACTTCCGGCGTTGCGTCTCCATGTGCTTCCGGGCCGCTCGCCTCCGTCATGACAAAGAATGTGACCGGTTTATTCAAGTCCCCCGAAGTAATTTCCGGGCGCTTATACGGTTTCATCATCAATCACCACCTGGGACATACCGAAAGAGTGGAGTTGAGTAAGAAAGTTCTCCTCGAAATATTCCACGGAATCGTGATAGGCGTACCTTGCACGTTCAAATACAAGTTCCTTACCCTCTACACTCTCGGTAATGTCAAACGCTCCACAGCGGGCTTGTATGACGCGATAGGAGGATTCCAGCAACCACTCCAGGTTGCCATCCTCCGTATCATGAAATATACGCATCCTGCTTTTGAAATCATCGAGCAGTTCTGCCGTTATCATTGGCACTCACCTACTCTTCTTCTGACTTGTCTTGATTCTCACTCTTTGGAGGATTCACACGCTCCAAAGCATTTTCTATATTGTAGTTGCGTTCCAGTTTTTCATTGATTTCTTCTGCGCGACTGACTGTAATGTCGTATTCTTCGCCCGCTTCAAAGCGCTTCTTCTCTTTAATGCCTTTGAAGGCGTGATTTGCTTTATACTTGACCATCAATGATTACCTCCTTTTTATGCTTCTGGTTCTGCTGTATCTGTTGGGATGTCATAGACGACTGAAGCGTTGTTGTCATCCGGCTTGCCGTATGCGAAAGTCTTTGCGGTGTAGAGTTGACAATCTTCGAGCGCAAGCGTTTGGTCGAATTTCTTGATCTTTGTGCCGCCACCAATTGCAGCAGTGTAGCGATTCTTGGCGAATCCGACGAGTTTACCTGCTGGCACTGCTGGAGATTCAACAATCTGAATGTTGAACGGCAGTGTCGTTACATACGCACCATTTGCATTGAGGTGTGTGTATGCTGCTTTCAGACCCCATGCGTCGATTGGGTTCACAACCAGGACGGCATTACCTTGAACCTGTACGACATCGCCATCTTCGTCCACAGAGAGTTTACCCATGACGCCGTGGAGTTCTTTTACAGTTGTTTCTGCATCAGCGAATGTCAGTGTACCGGAAGATGCCTTGTCTGTTACTGCACCTGTGTCAGCGGCCACATCTTTCATCAGTCCAACAGGCTGGTCTTGACCACTGCCGTTGATGTACGCCAGTTCAAGCGCTGTGGAGATTGCTTCAACAATCTGCGCCCTAACAAAACGCTCAACCCATTCTGGGCCGTATTCTTCGAGGTCATTTGGTACGACAACGAATGCTGTGAGTTTGCTTTGTGTGATAGATTCTTCGCTGAATGCAGCGTCCAGTTGACCTTTAATGTCGCCGAAGATTTTACCCCATACTGCCGCTCCGCTTGGGTCTGCTTTAATGACACGAGCCATCAGTCCCATGTTCTGAATGTTCAGTGCTTCAAGAAGTGGGAAATCACTTCTTAGAGATTCAAATACACGTTCCTGTGTAGTAACCGGCAGGAGTTCTTCGTCCTTGTAGCCAACATCTGTATTGATTGCGTTAAAGAATTTCTTCTCGGCAGAAGTGAGTGGGTTGCCGTTGCGCGTTGCCATGACAGCGTGATCCACTTCCTCTTTTTTCATTTCGGATTTAATCTGCACGTGGAGGTCGTTGGAGAGTGCATCCATCATTTCACCGAATGCTCTATCCTGCTCCTCGGCAGAAGCGTTGTTTTGCACGAGTGCCGTCAGTGTTTCCTTCTTTTCGTTGTAGTTTTCCATATTGCTTTTAAATTTAATTGTCATAACTTAATCCTCCTATAAATTAAAATAAGAACCTGCTATAGCCTGAACTGGCCTGCGGTTCTTTGTTTTCTGGTTCTTCAAGTTTTTTTAGTCGTGATTCCAGTTCTCCTACAAGCCCCTCGAGTTTCTCGATGCGCTCCTCGACTTCTTCATCAGATAGTGCGTTTATGACTTTGGGTTCTTCAGGTGTTTCAACCATTTTTATGAATCGCTCCGGCGTTTTGTGGAACATGTTCAATTGTTCTTCAGATGCACAAGCCACCAGTTCACGAGAAGCGACAATTTCATCTATCAAGCCATAGTGCAACGCTTCTACGGCAGTGAGCCATGTTTCAGCATCCATGAGCGCCTTCAAAGTCGCTTCATTGATTTTCTCCGACTTCTCAAGGTACGTGGTCATGATCGTGCCTGTCACCTTGTCGAGCAAGTCAGCAGCTTCCCTCATGTCATCAGCGTTGCCCGCTTGCATTGTCATTGCGTTGTGAATCATCATCATACTGTTCTCCGGCATTCTGACCACATCCCCTGCCATTGCAATAACGGATGCGATGCTTGCAGCAAGACCGTCTACATTGACAGTTATGTGTGCGTCGTGGCGTTTCAGCATGTTATAGATGGCTACACCCTCATAAACACTGCCACCCGGGGAGTTGACATTGACTGTGATTTCTCTCACGTTGTCGAAGCGCTCCAGTTGGTCTTTGAAGTGGAGTGCGCTCATCTCACCATCGAACCTCCATGACTCCGGTACGATTTCACCGTAAATGTCGATGATGCCTTGCTCGCCTTCTTGTTTCATCATTAGGATATTCTTTGTCATCTAATTCTCACCCCCTTCCGTTGTCTCTTCAATGTCCTGGTAGTTCTTCGTGATGTAGTGCTTATCCATTTTCGGATCGTCGACTTTATCTCTACCGAGTTCGACGAGTACATCATTCGGACTGAATACACCGGAACTCACCAGTTTGTCGATTGCTTCTGCTCGCTCGAATATACTTTCTATCGCAAGTGTGCGTATGGTTAAACCATCGCCTGCGATAATTTCCCTCTTGCTAAAAAACTTTGAGTTGAATTCATCAGTAATCTGTTTGACCAGCGGATGAATGCAGAAGCGCATATAATTCTTCGTCGCTTCCTTCGTGTCTGCCATGTCACCATATATCAGCGACTTCGGTATACCGAGGGCCATTGCCACCTTATCCACAAAGCCGTTTGTAATCTTGTTGATTTCCTCTACAGATTGGGATGTGCCCCCTGCCGAGTGTTCTTTGTAGTCCATTCCTTTTTGTAAAGGCACGACTGCAAAGCTGTTCGTTCTGAATGAGGATGTCAGCTTGTCGAGGTAGTTCTGCGCCTTTTGTTTCGCATCGTCACCTTTTGCTGACAGCATCTCAATCGGCATGGTCGCCCTTACCTGGTGGGCGTGGAGCTGGTGTGATATCAACCGACCGAGGACATCGCCATAATCTGCAAATAATCCGTTGATGATGCCGGACATCTCCTCGTTGGAATATTCCAGGTAGATGACCTCACTCATTTTGAATGTGCGCTGATACTCGAAATCCTTGACGACCACGTTCTTGAACGCATCCTCATACACTGCGTATTCCACTTGCTCAAAGTCATCGGCGATCAGAAGTTCATCGTCATCCGTTTTAATGATGAGGACTTCGTTGTCGTAAATCAGTTTATATATCACGACCTGCCAAAAGCGTGAAGCGTTCAGGTTTTTATTCGCCCGATGATTCAGCAGATATACAAGGTTGTCCTTTACCGCCGGCTTATTCGTGACGACATCGAACTTCGACTGACTGATGGTGCTTGCAATCTTATTGATGCAGACCTGTATCGCAAGTCGCTTCATATAGTTATTGCTCGCTTTTTCTTCAATCAGTTCCAGGTCGTACATCCACTCCAACTCGCTGTTGCGTTTCCATATTGCGTCCAGTAGTCCCAAATTTCCACCTCCCTTCTAAAACACGAGTTCATCGAGCATGAAGTCCTCATCGTTTTCATCCAGATAATCCGCTGACAGATACATGGCACATACAAACGCCATGAAGCCGTCCGTCTTACGTCTATGTTCGTCCTTCTTTAAATACTCCTTCAGCCCATCCTTCTTGATGTTCACGTACACATTCCAGGTGTACCAGCGCATCAGCGGGTTATCACCGTATATAATATTGTGGTTGGCGAATGCATCCTCTATACGAGGAGCGAGCAGTCCGTGGATGGAACGTGGCGCTCTGATGATCACAATCTCGAACCCTTCCGCTTCCAATAACGGCCGGATGAACTCCATCTTGTAGTTATCCGCTGCAATCACGTTGATGCCGTATATCTCGCGTTGCGCTACGAACCAATTGACCACATGTTTGGGGCTGATGGACGGCTCATCCAATATTGTGAGCAGGCCATCGTCTGCCCAATCTTTAATCGGCGGGGCGAGTTGTGCCTTGTCCAAGTAATCCTTCAATGCGAATGAGTGCGTCTTCCAGATGTAGTCGCCTGTGCCGTTATCTTTAAACAATGCGCCCACTGCTGCGAAGTCCCGGAGGGATGCAAAGTCGAGTGCAAATACGCCCGTCATATCTGTTGTGTCCGGTATATCCCGTTTGGTCGCTTCCATCTCCTCATCGTTTGCAACGGATTTCTGGAGGTTCACTTCCGGGAGGTTCATCCGCTTGGTGACGAACTCCTCACGACTTGAAGGGTTAGTCTTTATGTTTTGATACTGACGATACACTTTCCTGTATAGCGTCTTGCCGTATTCGTTTTTCTCCCCCTCGAACATCGGATTCGCCTTCGACCACACCGCCGGATTGTCTACTTCAGATGCATCGTCGATACGACAGATGAAGGGGAACAGGCTATCGTTCAATTCTCTGCCTTCAAGTATATTCATCGCGCGTTCCTTGAACTTGTCCAGCAATCCGTCCCGGACGAAGCCGTCAGTGCCAACGTAGAACTCCCGAGGGTTGCGTACTTTACCTAAGCCGGAACTGAACACGTTCACGACATCGAAGTTCTCATACATGTGAATCTCGTCATACAGTACTGCTCCATCCCTCAAGCCATCTTTCGTCTTGGCATTGGATGTGTGGTACTGGATGATTGACCCGGTACGTGTCGATTCGATCATCAGCTTGGTGCGGTAGAACATGTTTTCAAGGGCAGGCTCGCCATCAATGGCACGGTATATTTCCTCGAAGGATATTTTCGCCTGCTGCTCTTTATTTGCCACAAGTGAAATGTTGTAGTTGTCCACATCGTGGAGGGGAGAGGATAAGTAATGCAGGATGCCACTGAACAAACCGTTCTTCCCTGCACCCCTTGCCATCATGATTAGATATTCCTCATAAAAAAGAGCGTCATCCTCCTTGTAGTATAGGAAGATGAACGCTATTAAAAACTTCTGGAAATCCCTTAGAGGGAAATACCATTTCTCTATGAACTTGATGCAGTTGTCGATATGATCGCCATGGAAGTGAATGTCCTCCCGGGGGAATACATGTTTTTCCAAGTATTGTGCCAGCAGGATGCGCTCTTTGTTGAATATGATGTCGCCATTCTTCCACTGATCTAAATAATGTTCCACATGCTTGTTTATTTTCACGTCAAGTCACCCTCACCAAATTCCGCTTTGACCTCCTCGACCTTCTCCTCGGGGAGCATTTTGACCAATTGGAAAATGATTTTCTGATAGGCTGCGTCCCTTTGGTTGAACAATTTCGCCACAGGGCGTTCCCTTTCATATGCGGGAGTTGATGTGCTTTGTGTGAACTCCTCGTAATCCCCATTCTCCACTATATCATTCCACGCACTGTCCAGCATGACACGAAGTCGTGCCGCCTGTGTGACCAGTCCATCGACAACTTTCATCTTGTCCTGGGGGATGTCCTTGAATATCTCTATTAACCTGTCGTACTCCTGTTTCACTCTGCCATTCGTCTGTTTCTTATCGGTAGCCATTCTTTGCTCACCTCCTCGGATTAGATACGGATAGGGGGTATCTGGGGTTATACGTGTGAAAAATGGTACAAAATCTCGGGAAAATACCCACCCGCCGGTCTCCTCGAGTTATTTCGGAAAGCGAAACATTTAGGCGGGGGGTTTATTTTTTTCACCACTTCTCATCGTTCCACTTTTCTTTTCTCTTATAGAATCTGTTATGCCGAATGTTGTGATGCTTCTTGCATAAAGTTCTCAAGTTTTCCGGCTCCAACTTCATTGTCGGATATTGTTCCAGCGGTTTGATGTGGTCAACTTCAAGGAGCGTCTGACCCTCGCCTCTATATTGATCTATCGTCAACTTACCCTCATCCCTGCACCACACGCATTCATAACCATCTCGTTCCAATACCATTGTTCTAACTTTACGCCATGCAGCGGAGTTATAGAAACGTTTGCGTTCACTTGGGTCAGTATAATCAATACTCATCAGATACGTTCACTCCTATCATCATGAACGATCACCTGCTTTCAGGCTCAGACATATCAGTTTGTTCTTACTCATATGAATCACTCCCGTTAGATAGTTAGTGGCTTACGCTTTAGTTTTTCTCCTCCACATAGTGAGTCACTCCTTATGATATTTGCGGTAATATATATCCACTGTTGTGCGATACTCGTATTGAACTATGTCGTCTCGCTCTTCAATGACCACGTGCCTTACTTCTATATCCTCAACCATCTTCGGGTCTATTCCTTCTATATGCTTAAGTGTCAGTTCATACATTTCCTTATTCACAACCATCACCCCTTTATCTACTTCAAACACACCATCCAGCATCCCGACTAAAATTATTACTCGCTTCGTAGTGGATGATGCGTTTCAAGCAATAAAAATAGCCCGACACAGAATGTGCCGAGCTTTTATATATTATTTGATACTATCATAATACAACCTTCACTTATGACATTCAATGACATTTAGTGACACGTTTGTCAAACTCTTGTAGTGCGTTGCCATGCAGTCGATGTATCTGTCTGATGTCATACTGCATCTTGACCGCCACCTCTTCAAAGGTGTGTAGGTTGATGTATCGCAACCGAAGTACGATGCGGTGCTCCGGCTTATCAAGTCTGTCTATCTCATTGGATATCTGCATTCTGAGGTCAAACAACTCATCAATCTTGGAGTTGATATCTTCGGATGCTTCCACAAACTTCATGTACTTGTCATCAAAGTGCAAGGTGCCTGACGTCTGCACCTTATCCTTCTGGAAGGATGATGTCTTAAGTGCGACAGACTGCCTGAGTTCATTGCGCTCCTCAATCCGGGAAGTGATTTCCTGATTGATATATCTGATTTGATTTAAATAATCCTTTGATTGCAAATGTATGCACCTCATTTAATGTATTTTAAGGTAACTCTGTCACCTTTTTAATATCCATGGGTGACAAATCACCCTTGTCACCTTGTATAGGGTGACAGCTTCAGGCCAGTAGTACCAACGGTTTGACCCACTTTGTCACCCTGTCACCCAGTTTTGGGTGACAACTTATATATATCTTTCCTGAATTCGAATCCGAAGCTCACATAAACAGCCTACTTACATGTTTTTACCCACCATACACATTATTTTTTTGTGTCACGACACAATATCATACACAATTTTAAATCGCTTTAACCGTTGGTATCATTGACTTTATAGATTTCTGACACAAATACACAAAAATATTGAAGAGGGTATAATAT